GTTTGTACACCCGCAAGAGGACTCTACGAGTTCCGTTGTCACTTTGTGATTCTCGGCTAGAGTTGCGCCCTGGGGTTTATGGTACAGGATTTTAAGTTAAGCTAGATTTTGGCGTAGCCATATCTTTCTTTACCTCTAATTTCCCGAGGCCATGAAATGTACATTCTGATACCCATCAGAAAACGTTAATGATTACTGTTCAGGTGAAAGTCCAGAACTAGGTTCAAATGCCGAAACATGAGTATCCTTGCCGGGAGAAATAATAGGCATTTTACAAAACAGATACAACATGACACTCTTAAACGATTTTTTCATGCGCCACATTTGCTTTGTTTTCGGTTCAGATACCACATGCGCTCAATGCGGGCGTGTTGTGTGTAATGAAGAACCAATCCTCTTACTGCAGTTTGATCCTATGGTCGAACTGTCCGCTATTCCTGTTTCTAGCTTTCATGCTAAACAGTTGAAGACTGCTAGACGCTCATGGCGTCGTAATTCGTCGCTGTTTAATTCAGCGACTCAAATTGAATCTTCTGATTCTATCAGTGAAGTTACTTCTTCAACACCGATTACACCAATCAATGCTTTAGACGAAGGTTTCAAAGTTCAATCTTTAGAAACTCAATTGAGTTTCGCTAAGAAACACAAGAAGAAATGCTTCTCTGGTGTTAAAGGTTGGTTTTCACAAGGTCCAAAATCCTTGTACGGCAAGTATATCGGTGTGGAAACTGTAGCTCAGGATGCATGGTTTCATTCCCTTGAGGCTTTGAGTATTGGTTTCTACCAAATGTGCCGTGCCCGTAATTGGGCTGATCAAATGGTAGCTATTGTAGCGATGGCTAAAATGCTTGATACTCAAATGAGTATGCAAAGTATGTCAATTGTTACACTTACTGCTATTCTCGGGTATTTCTTTCCTCCGGAACAAAAACAGACCACAGATGGCCTGAAAGTTCAGTCCATGGAAGGTTGGAGCCTTCCTACTCTGGATGGAGTTGAAGACTGGCTCGAATATTATAAACAGATTCGTACCTCTAAGTGCTACACCAAAGTATACAGATTCTTCATGTATGCCTTATCCTTATCACTTTTATCGAAATTTGGTATTGACATGGACGTGCTTGGATTTGAACCCATTGCTCAAGCTGCTATCAAAGCCAAATATCATAAGGGAGAAGATTTTGTCTTCACTATGTTGGATACGATGACCTTCGTTTGTAAACAAGGTTATCAATGTTATGCAACTGGATCTATGCAACCTCTTTTTCATTCCAGTGATAAGTATCAAGAGTGGATCGATCATGCAGAACTGATGAATCGTCGTGCACTACTTCTTTGTAATGCACAAGCTCATGGTTTTGATAAATTCTCTTATATTGCTGATCTGAAATCAGCTATCGAAAAAGGAGAATCAATCCGCAAATGCGCAGAAAGACGCGAAGATAAGCTCATGATTGGGCGCCTTGTTAACACGCTAAAGTTAAATCTTGATGCAGAGACAACCAAGCGTGCCGCGCAGAAAATTCGTTCTGCACCGTTTGCCATGTTAGTTTATGGCAAAAGTAGTGTAGGTAAATCTTCATTTACTGACATTTGCTTCAAGCATTATGGAAAAGTACGTAAGCTCCAAACCGGGTCTGAGTATCGCTATACTCGAAACCCTGGTGAAGAGTTTTGGTCGGGTTATTCCACATCTCAATGGTGTATAGTTATGGATGATATTGGTTTTTTATCTCCATCTCTCGGTACTATGGATCCATCATTGCAAGAACTGCTTTATGTGGTAAACAACACTCCTTATGTACCAGCTCAAGCAGAGTTGGCTGATAAGGGTCGCACACCAGTGATGGCAGAATTAGTTATTGGAACTACTAACACAATTGGATTGAATGTCCATGCGTATTTTTCATGTCCTTTAGCAGTTCAACGTCGTTTTCCTTATGTTTTAGATGTAAAACCTAAAGCAGAATATCAAGACGATGCTAAGCCTGGTATGTTGGCGTCTCATAAGCGCCCTCCCTCTACTGCGGATGCATATGATGATTTATGGGAGATTACGGTCAACAAAGTTGTTCCTTCTATCGAGGTAGGCAAACCTGATAGAGGTGCATTGGTGGAAGTTTGCACTTTCCAATCAATGCGTGAATTTCTTCCTTGGTATAATACCCAAATCTTAGAACATCATAAAACGCAGGAGATTGTCAAGGATAGTCTTGAACATGCAGGTTTAGTCGATGTGTGTGAGTGCAACATGCCCAAAGCGTGGTGCACATGCTTGACTGTACAATCGCATGAGATGGATCTTTTTGGTGAACAAGAAATGCAAGAACAATCGGATATGCTTAGTAGACTTAATATGGATGCCACAGCCTTAACAACTGATGCGTTTCTTCATCGAGCCTCTTACATGACAAGTCTGATTGTATGTTTCTACGCATTTCTATACAAGTATGTGCATTGTATTGGCGTATTCAATTTCTTCTTTTCACTGATCTTCGGCGATGATTGGTTTTGGCGTTGGGTTATGGCTAGCAAACACAAGTGGGTAGTCACTCGGGATATTATGCGTCATTTAGGGGCGTATACGCAAGCGCGTTTTGGTTATGCTAAGCAGTTAGCTACTGCTTGTGGAGTCATTGCTTCTTGTTATGCAGTGTATCGAGGTGGTAAAGCATGTTTTGATCTCTTTTATGGTCTTCGACCACAAGGGAGTGAAATGTCAGTACCTGCTCCTCACCATACTGTAGATAATATTGGTGTGAAACCCGTTCCGGATGGGAAACCGCCTAAGAACACTTCCTATCATGATCCTCTTTCCTTTAATGTATCAGATTTATCACAGACTTCACTTTGCTCGGCTGGACAGGATGGTACAGTATTGGAAAAACATATCACAAAGGCCACAGTAGTTTTTAAGACTCTTTCCGATAAAGTTAGAGTTACTACTGCTGTTAATGTGAGAGGGAATGTATACATGTGCAACGCTCATGCTATTCCTCCTAATGGTGATTTCTACCTTGATATTATCGATGAGGAAATATGTAATGTGCGACCTGGTTTGAGCCAAATTTTAGTTACTGAAAGTATGGTTCATCGTGTACCTAACAAAGACTTAGCATTTATCGTGCTGAGAGTGAGGCCACCTGGATCAAACTTGACTGAATACTTTTGTACAGAAACATATACTGCGATGGTAGATGCTAAGTACATTGGACGCCAAGTTGATGGCAAGATCTGGAAACAAGATGTTCGTAACGTTTTTCCAAGTATCCATGAGTGGCCAGTTCACAAATCTTTTGTGAGACAAGCTACGTGGGAGGGGAAAGTGCAAAATGAAACTCTCGATGGACATTGTGGAACTTTACTTTGGTCTACTACTCCCAAGGGACAAGTGCTACTTGGTATTCATACTTTGGGTAGGAATAATACAGTAGTGGCAATGCGAGTTACACTTGAGGCAGTAAAAGCTGCATGTGATTTACTCGAACCTAAATTCGTGAATCGAGGAGAAGTAACTATTTCAGCTCCTTCGAAAACACGTGTGTTAGGTCCATTACATCCTCAAAGTACTATTCATCGTAGTAATCCAGGTAGTGCTAATGTCATGGGTTCATTTCAAAAGGAACATAGGCAACAAAGTAAAACTAATGTACAACCTACTTTTATCAGCGAATCATGTGTGAAACGCGGATATGAGGTAGAGAGGACTAAACCGGAAATGGGAAGAGAACCCTGGCGGTTAGCTCTCAATGATATGACGCGTCCTGTTACATTGATGCGGAATGATGTTCTTGAATGTGCAGTCAATGATTTTATTGAAAGTACACCCAGGGATATTGGTAATTCGATCCAAGTATACAGTCTTGACGTCGCTCTTAATGGAGCTGATGGCGTTAGATATTGTGATAAATTGAATAGAAAGACCAGTGCCGGTGCTCCATACAAATGTCCCAAGAAACGATTTTTATTTTATGTGGATGAGGAATTTTCCACAGATGTAGGAGTCGTTGATGAGATCAAAGGAGAGATCCAACGTATGATCGATACTTATCAGCGTGGTGAACGAGTACATCCCATTTATTGTGGTCACTTGAAAGATGAACCTGTATCTTTTGAGAAAGCACTTATGGGTAAAACACGTCTCTTCACAGCGTCGGGTTTAGCACATACTTTGGTGACGCGAATGTATTTGCTATCAGTAATTGTGTATATGCAAAACAACCGGTACGCATTTGAGATGGGTCCCGGTATTGTTGTGCAATCTCTTGAATGGGATCAATTACATAGTTACATAACAAAATTCGGAGAAGATCGGATCGTAGCGGGAGATTATAGTAAGTTTGACAAGCGTATGCCTGCTACTGTCATTCTCGCCGCATTTAATATCATCATTGATTTGTGTGAACGCGCAGGTTATACACGTGAAGATATTGCAGTAGTACGTGGAATTGCTTATGATACAGCATATCCAGTAGTCGATTTTCATGGTGACTTGATTGAGTTCTTTGGGAGCAATCCTTCTGGACACCCATTGACAGTGGTCATTAATGGACTTGCAAACTCGTTATATATGAGGTATGTATTTTCAATATTAAGACCAATTGGATCGAAGGTGACCTTTAAAGAATACGTGAATTTGATGACCTATGGTGATGATAACATCATGGGAGTATCTAAGGATATACCGTGGTTTAATCATACGGCTATCCAGAAGGTACTTGCGGATGTAGATATCGGATATACGATGGCAGATAAAGAAGCATTATCTGTACCGTACATCCATATCAGTCAAGCAAATTTTCTTAAGCGTACATGGAGGTATGACGAAGATATTAAAGCAATGGTAGCCCCGCTGGATGAGACATCAATAGCAAAGATGCTCACGATATGCGTTGGGAAACCAAATGTGTCACCTCAGGCACACTCGATTGCAGTCATTAGTACTGCTTTACGAGAATATTTCTGGTACGGCAGAGAAGTTTTTGAGAAAAAGACTATTCTGTTTCAAGAAATAGTAGAGGAATGTGGATTAGAATTGTATGTTATGCCAACTACTTTCCCTTCATGGCAATCATTACATGATCAATTTTGGGAAAACAGTGAAATCTACAAACACGATGATGGTCAATTCTATCATACCGGCAAGTGTGGTAGTAATTAGATTCATTTCGGGAGAGAAAACTTCCGTTAAACAAATCAGGGAGAGCAAACTTCCTTAAACAAAACCCTCAGATGACGGCCTTATCAGCCCCATCTCCGTATCGTGATTTCTCAACAATATACAGACGAGGTTAGCGAACGATCTAACCACATGCTGTCTCTGAGCATTTCAGAGAACGTAAGGACGGCGTCTCCGTCCTCTCATGAATTTGAGTATTCTGATACACATGTATTACCACATCGGTGTACATGTACATGTTGCACATCTATGTGTGAAGATTGCTTTCGGGCAGCCAGTCACCCATTTAATGTGCAAGCAGATGTTGTGCCTGCTGTAGCTACTGGCACTACTCCCACTGTAACAGAAACTGTGACGTTTCACGACACTAATGTTGGTGAAACGGCTGGTCTCCGTCGCGGTGTGGAAACCTCTTCTGTGATTGATCAAACTGTGAATATGGACTTGACAAATTTTTTGTCTCGTCCCGTTCGTATTGCATCTTTTACATGGAATGAATCTGATGTGGTGGGTACATCACACACTTACAATCCTTGGAATTTGTTCTTTACAGATGCGCGCATTGCTTATAAATTGAATAACTTTGCTTTTATCCAATGCGATTTAGTGGTTAAGATTTTAGTTAACGCATCTCCATTCTATTATGGGCGAATGTATATGGGGTACCAACCACTTCCATCGTTAACACCTTCCACTATTGTAAATGACACTGGAACTAGATATTTCATTCCTTATTCTCAGCGTCCGCATATTTGGCTTGAACCCCAAGGTAATAAGGGTGGCGACATGACTTTGCCCTTCTTTTACCATAAAAATTGGTTAAACGCTCAATCAGCGGCGGATATGACTAATATGGGACAGCTAACCTTCTTGAATTACACTACATTGCAATCTGCTAATGGAGTATCAGGACAAGGAGTTACCATATCAGTTTATGCTCATGCAGAGAATGTACGATTGTCAGGTCCTTCAGTGGGTTTGTCTGTCCAAAGTGATGAATATGGAGAAGGAGTTATCTCAGGCCCAGCTTCTGCTGTAGCTCGTGGTGCTTCTTGGTTTGAAGATATTCCGATCATTGGTCGGTTTGCCACTGCTACTCGTATGGGAGCAAGTGCGGTATCATCTATTGCTCATCTTTTTGGATGGACTAATGTTCCAGTCATAGCAGATACACAACCATTTAGGTCCGAACCATTTCCTCAGCTCTCATCTGTTCAGATTGGATATCCAGTTCAAAAGTTGACACTTGATCCAAAGAATGAACTCACTGTAGATCCTACGATTACGGGACTCACATCAGAAGATGAGCTAGGTATTCTGCACTTAGCACAGAAGGAATCTTTCTTGGTGAATACTACATGGTCTACGACCAATGCGGTAGATGATATTCTCTTTTCGTCTCGAATTAATCCTCAACAATTTGACACTGACGGCGCTACCCAACGCAAAGTATACCTTACACCTATGGCGTGGTTGTCGACTATGTTTAATAACTGGCGTGGTGATTTGGTTTTCAAGTTGAAGATCGTAGCCTCTCCCTTCCATAAGGGGCGGTTACGTGTTTCATTTGATCCTGCCGGTTATTCAGGAGCGAATATTTACTCGGATTCGAATTCATCGAATGTAGTATTTACATCGATTGTTGATTTAGATGGCGATAATGAGATTGAATTTACAATCCCATATCAACAAGCAGTATCTTACCTTGCAACTCGATCAGGTAATACTTACCCATCGTCTAATATCAATTGGTCTACTTCGCTTACGCCCACGTTTAATTATGATCCCTTGTATGACAATGGTTTATTCACTGTGCGTGTGGCGACAGCTTTGACAGCTCCAGTTGCATCATCGACCGTTAGTATTCAAATTTTTGTCAAAGCAGGTAAGAATTTCGAATTGGCCAATCCAGTCGATCTTCCTACTATGACACCTTGGGCGGTTCAAGCTGATGTTACTGAGACAGTGATGGGAACAGGTTTAGCTAAACAATTACCAGATCAAAATCTGGTTAATTTTGGGGAAGCTATTGGATCTTTGAGACAATTGTTACGTCGCTCAACTCTCATTTCAGTTTCCACTCCACCTGTTAATACCACTTCACCATATTGTCTTTTCCAGAAGGTCTTTTCTAAGATCCCTGGATTGTACGGTTTTGATACTGGTGGTATTAATAATGCTAGAGGTTTGGTTGCCACGGGTTCTAACTTTCCCATCAATTATTCCTTTATGCACCCACTTGGTTGGATTCTTCCTGCATTTGTAGCATATAGAGGTTCTACTCATTGGACCTTTAATGCAACAGGGAATACAACTCCTATTGAATCCATGCGTGTTATTCGATATAACACACCATCGAGAACGAATGGTGAAAGTATGCAAACTGCAGCAACTGGTACTCAAAGTGCTAATGCTGCTTTTTTCCGTGCGAACTCATTTGCGGGATCTAGTGCTCAAGCACTTACCAACCAGCGAACAAACGCAGGACTCACGGTAGGGTGTCCTATGTACACAAACTTCAAGTTTCAGTCTACTAACCCTGCCAATTATACCGTTCCTATAGCAACTGATGGATCTATTCGTGATCAATTTTTGCTTGAAGCATATCTTAGTGGGACGGGAGCAGGGCCGACGCCAGCTAATTTCTCACTGTGGTGTTACAATGCAATTGGTGTGGATTTCAATGCCCATTGGTTTCTAAATGTACCAACACTCTGGACTTATAGTGCAGTGCCCACCCCCAATTAGGGGATTTTGATTTTACAAGTAATCATTAAAGAACTTGTGTTTTGACTTTCTATATAGTCGTTAAAGAATATAGATCCAAAATTTCTCAATGTAGAATTAGTTTTGTGTTCGCACATTCTAAAGCTATGGAGATTTTTGAGCAGCTGTGCCTAGGATGAAAAGTTCCAAAAGCACGCCCCGCACGGTGGGGGCTCGCTAGTTATGCTAGTTGGTATGCGTGTTTGCGCTTAAATGTTAACCTTTTCAGGGTTTTCTTTTTGGAGCGCAAGCTCCAATTACCCTCGTTGGAAACGAGGTCTTTTTACCTGAAAACTGTGACATTTTAAGCGCGACACGAGCAATCGTGAAG